GTGAAACTGGTTCTATGCAAATAAGTGAAAGCAATTTGAAAAGCAAGTTACAAACAACTTTTGAAGCAAAATATGAAAATAATGATTTAGCCACACACATTGCAAGCGATATAGACGATGTTTGCAGTGCTTCAAACACTTGCTCCACAACTACAACATGAACATCAACGATTCCAGGCAGTAGCCCTCATCCAGCAAGTGGAAGCGGAAAAGGAACATTTACAGGAGCAAAAGCAACAATAGAAACAAAATTAAAAAGCTGTTTCAGCTCAATGAATAGTATGGTTACTGGTGGAAATATGTATTTTGCTCAGGAATTTGCTGTTGCTGTTTATAATTATTTAAAAAATGGAACTATTGCTATAACATTACAAGCACCAATGAGTGGTGCGGGAAGTGGAGGAATACAATGAACGATATATTACTTAATGCACAAGAAAACACTTTTTTTAAGAGTAAAAGTAAATTATACTTATGTCGAAGCAATTTGGAATATCTACAGCAGAAAATAAGAATTGCTTTGTCTTTCCAAAAAGGTGAGTGGTTTACGGATAGCACAATAGGACTTCCTTATGTGCCGGATTTTGATATAAGCAAAACAGACCACAGAAGTTTGCTGACAGCTTGCATTCAGGCAAGAGTTATGCAAATAGACGGTATTAAGAAAATGCTGTCTTTTGAAACAGAATACAATGACACTGACAGAACGCTGGAGGTTTCCTTTATGGTAAATACAGTTGATGGTCAGGAAATTGCATATACAACAAAATTGAGTGTATAAGGAGCGGAAAATGGAATACGGACTTACAGATAATGGTTTTATTGTAAAACCTTTTGAAAAAATACTGGAAGAGCAAAAAGCAGATTTCAAAACTATTTTTGGAGATGACATTGATTTAAGTGTTGAAAGCGTTGCTGGTGCTTACTGTTATAATCAGTCTATTAAAATTGCTCAGCTTTGGGAATTGCTGGGCGGTTTGTATGCAAGCACAGATGTCAACAGTGCCACAAGTGTTTATCTGGATAGGCTTGCAACTTTCTTAAATGTAGAAAGAAACTCCGCTTCTAAGACGACTGTTGCTGTTGCACTTTGGGGAAACAACGGAACAAATATTCCAGCTGGCAACATTACAAAAGATGAAAACTCAAATCAATACTTGCTTAGAACAGCAACTTCTATTTCAAAGAATAACGCTGTTGGAATTGCAATTAAAATTCTTTCCAAAGATGAAGATGATGTGTTTACTTTTACAATAAACGGAACTTCAATTACATATACAGCAGGTGCAAATGAAACAAAGAAAACAATTAAAACAGCTTTGAAAAATGCAATAGATACAGCTTTTCCAAATACTTATATTTTTGATAATGCAGATGACGATATTTTGAAGTTTCATTTATCTGCAGGCACTGGAAGTGATGTTTTTGTTATTACAACAGACGAAACATTGGAAATTAAAAAAGTTGCAACTATTGGAACTTATGATTGCAGTGTTGCTGGTGCTGTTTATGTTGGAACTGAACAGCTCAATCAAGTTGTTACAAAAATAAATGGTTTGGACAGCGTTGTCAATTACATACAAGGTGAAACTGGTAAGGATGTTGAAGATGATGATACTTTCCGCATTGCAATCAAAACAAGACAGAAAAACGCAAGCGGAAATGAAATTGCTATTGAAAACGCAATCCGCAAGCTGGATGATGTTGAATATGTAAGAGTTTACAGCAACAGAGAAATCACAACAGATATCGAAGGACGCCCTCCAAAATGTTATGAAGCAGTCGTTATTGGTGGAGATGACCAAGAAATTGCTGAAACTATTTTTGATGTTGGTCCTGCTGGTGTTCAGCCTTATGGAAATATTGAAAAAACTGTAATCGACAGTGAAGGATTTTCTTGGACTGTTGGATTCAGTCGTCCAGTAAATAAATATATTTGGATGAAAATTGAATACGCATTAAACAGCGAGGAAATTGCAAATAACGATATTGAAAACAGCATTAAAAATAATATTGTTGATTGGGCTGAAAACAATTTGGAAATTGGTATTGATTTAATCTTCCAGAAGCTGTTTACTCCAATTTATAAAGTAAATGGATTGAAAGATGTTGTTATTAAAATAGCAGTAACAGACGATTTAATAGAGCCAAGTGCGGGCGATTATGCTGTTGGAGATGTAACAATAGGGGAAAGAGAACTTGCTCTTGTAGACGCTTCAAGAATTGCTGTTGCACTTGCTGAATAATAAGGAGTTTGAATATGAGTTTTGAAACTGTAGATTTTTCAGAATACAATAAACCGCCTTTCCTGCCTGGGTGGATGAATAAAGAACAGACATTGCAGTTAGCAAAAACTCCTGACAAGCAGTTGGAAGAATTTTGTGTTGCTGTAAAAACTTTATCCGAGCAATACAGCAAAGATTTCTTTATAAACAACACGGAATTATTAAACAGACGAGGACGCTTGCTTGGTATCGAAAGGCAGGGAAGTGATAATGAAACTTACTACAAACAGCAGGAATTAAGAATCTTGCTAAACTTGAATAACAGTTCAGTTCCGCAAATTATCAAGATTCTTAAAACTTTTTACAGTGCTGAAGTTATTCACATTAGACCAAATTATCCAGCGGGAATTACAATTCTTCACGATGGACTTTCTCCAGTAGGTGTAGATTTCAACAGTTTTATTGAAGAGACAATTGGTGCGGGTATTGCTTTTGAAACTCGTGAACTTTATGTTTACAAAGAATTGATGAAACTGTTTGACAGCAAGCTGACTCTTAAATATTGGAACTTGGATGAAATTCATTATTGTGGACAGATACCTTATAATGGAATTGCAACATACGGCGGACAGCATTGGGAAGATATGCTGTATGACGGAAAGAACAAGTATTGCGGAAGAGATGAAAGTGATGGATTAAGACGCATTAGAACAGAGTTCTTTACTTTGAAAGAAAATTATGTTGTTACATATATTCCAAAAGATGAAGAAACTGGATATCTTGTTTTAGGCGATTATAATTTAAGCCAGAAACAAAAGCATTATTTGACTGACTTGGAAAATGTTGTAGATGACGAATACTACTTCAAATTAAAGTTTGGAGATATTGATTACAGCGGAAAAGTTTACTACAACGGAAAAATGACTTATGGTACAAATCAGCTTGAGCCTAGAAAAATGAAAATAGGTGAACAGGATTTGTTCTTAAAGCAAAAACATATTGGAAATGAAAATATGCAGATTGGAAATGAAATGCTTAAATACAAACAGTCGCAAGCAACGAAAGATAGTGCTGGTCTTGTTGATGTAGTTAATTTACAGCATTTATATTATAGTTATTTTGACGGTACAGAAAACTATGATGATAGTATTATGTACGGTCCAGAAATAAATACATTATAAGCCCAGGAGGACTAAAAATGAAGATTTCAAACAATTTGAAATTAAAAGGTCGCGTTCACTTTGATGTGAAAGATGTCAAAACAGGAAAAATTCTGCAGACATTTGACGACCACAATTTAATTGTGAATGGGGCTTTGCTTGCGACTGTAAAGTTGCTGGGCAATACACAGAGTCCAAGCCCAATCACAAAAATCGGTTTCGGAACTTCCGCAACTCAGCCAGATTACACTGACGCGAGCCTTGCGAATCCGTATGTTAAAAACTTGAGCGATGTGCATATCGAAAGCAACAACACATCAGTCACATTCGATTTCGTGCTTGGTACAGACGAAGATAACGGCGTAACAATCAACGAACTTGGTCTTATGTGTACTGACGGAACACTGTTTGCAAGACGAGTTCTGCCTTCGCCAGTTGTAAAAAATGTCAATGTTGCTCTTGAAGGAACTTGGACAATCACAATCGCACAAGGAGAATAAAGATGGCATATTTACCTGAAGAGAACACTTATGAAGCAGGAATTTATCAGCTGGAATTGACTGATAAAGTAATGGGTGGAGCTGACGGAATTTCCAACTTGCAGGGAAAACAGCTTGCAAACCGTACAAAGTACCTTAAGAGCGAAACAGACAGACTTGAAACTGAAAAAGTAGCTGTTAATACAAAAGGACAGGCAAACGGTGTCGCAAGTTTGGACGCAAATGGTCGCATTCCTTATTCACAGCTTCCAGAAAGTGCTATGGAATACAAAGGCACTTGGGACGCAAGCACAAATACTCCAGCTCTTGCAGATGGAACTGGCGATACTGGCGATATGTATATAGTTTCTGTTGCCGGAACAGTTGATTTTGGAAGTGGAGATATTACTTTCTACGAAGGTGACCGTGTTGTTTATAACGGTTCCGTTTGGCAGAGAGTAGCTGGAAGCAAAGAAGTAGAAACACGCTTGGCAAAGTTTTATCCATATTTGTACACTGGAAGAAACCTTGTTGAAGTGTTTGGTGTTTCTACCGCTGTTCAGGCTTTTGCAAAACTTAAAGAAAAAAGTGATGCAGGAGATTTCAGCGGACTTGGAATTGGTGACTACATCAATATTCCAAGCATTGTAATTGGTGGAAACACTATTTCTTATAATGATACTTATCAGAATCTTCGTGCTGAAATTGTCGCTTTTGACCAGTATTATAGAAATGGTGATACTGACATTACAGACCACCATATTATTATGCAGATGAAAAACTGTCCGCTCACACACCGTATGAACGCAAGTAACGATAATACAGGCGGATGGGCAAGCAGTGAATTGAAGACATATCTGTCAAATACTGTTGCTGGTGCAATTGAAGACGCTATTGGAATCAGTCTTAAAACTATTCGTCGTATTCTTTCAACTCACGGTTCTTGGGCTTGGCTTGCTGAAAAATGTTTCTTGCCTTCAGAAGTTGAATGTATTGGAACAAAAGCGTGGTCAGATAACTACGGTTATACTGTTGGAAACTGTAGACAGTGGGCAATGTTCCAGCTCCGTCCGGATAGACTTATTAAGTTCTACAACGGAGCAAGACAGTGGTGGTGGACTTGTAGTGATTCTACTAGTTACTCCACTGGCTTCGTTCGTGTCGGCGGCAGTGGTGATATCGACTCCACCGGTGCTTCTAGCGATGTCGGGGTTCCCTTCGCTTTCGCAATCTAAAATCCGTTCTCTCCGTGTTCTTTGTAACACGGAGGGCAGATACTTTGCAAAAGCCGTGGGTTAGTGTATAACTTAAATAAAGGACAGATAAATGAGTG